AACGGCAACTTCCTCCAGCGGGAAATCCACAAAATCGTGAACACCTTGAAAATGCAAGGTTTCAAGTCGCTTGCTCGATGTGCTGACTACCGTTTTGACTACTTGTGCGCTTAGCAAGCGCGGTTTCTACCCTTTTAATGGAACTTTCTTCCTTCTTCTCCGTAAGGTGTGCGTAGATTTGCATTATCATCGACTCGCTTGCGTGCCCCATCCACTTGACGGCTGTTTTTGCGTCAACATCTGCATCATATAGCATTGTGGCAAAGGTATGGCGGCAATCGTGCTGCCTAATTGAGACTTTTTTTTGTGCAACCAATGACAAAAAACGTAAGTATTGTTTCCATCTCGCATTCAAAATGCCTTTGGATATTTTGGGGACATCCTGAAAAGCAAGTACATTGCCATGCCTGCCTGTTAACGCTTCTCTCAATGGCGGAAATAGCGGAACGTCACGTATACCAGCCTTTGTTTTTGGCTGGACTATTAAGCAATCGGAATGCTCAAATCGTAACGAATGCCGAACATGGATTATTCCAGCGGCAAAGTCAACATCCCTATCAATGTTGAGAGCAAGAGCCTCACCACGTCGCAACCCTGCATATAGCATCACCATTGTAAACAAACCCATTGGCGTTTCTTGGTATGTATCTTCGATGAGCCTGATTTCCCAATCCTCAAGGTTGCGGTGCGTCCCAACTTTCCCTTTCGCTGGTGTGATGCTATCACATGGGTTCTTTGCTACAATTCCATCTCCTAACGCGGCTCGAAAAACTGCTTTTGTCGTATAGGATACTTTCTTTCGCGTCGCATCCCCACGGTCGGAGAATGCGTTGTATAGCCGCTTTATATCCGACGGCGTAATTAGCCTCATCTCCGTCTTTGGGAGGATTGAGGCTATCTGGTTAAGGCGTGAGACATATGCATCGTATACATTTATGGTCACCTCGCTCTTGTACGTCGGCAGCCACTCCGCCGCGTACTCCGCGAACGTGTACTTCTCCCGTGGTTTCCTGCCGTATTTTTCCTGTTTCTTGTACTCTTCACGGGCTGCAAGGGCTTCGGACTGCGTTCGCCCGTAGAACGAAAATCCCTTATATTTGCAAACGTAACGCCCGTCTGGGCGCTTTTTTAGTGTCTGGCGTGGCAAGTGTATCACTCCTTTTCTCTTATTGTGCCGCAAAACGCAGCAAAGTGCCATCGTAAATTGTGAACAAATTGAAAACATTTTGCAAACGCACGGAAAATTTTTAGTCATATCCCGCAGCGCGTCAGCATATTGTATTGCGGTGGACGGTAAAAAATACGCGACTTGAGAGGAAAATATGCCTGTTTTTGATAAAAAGTTTGTTGTTGAAACGCTCGTCGAGAAGGTAAAGGAACTGCCGGATGACCTGCAAGCGGAATTTCTCGCGTGGCTGGGAAGGGAAATTTCTGCAAAGGAAACGTTATGAATATATAAACAATACGGACTGCGGAGAGCATCGAATCCGAAAGCAAGTAGAAAAAAATTAAGCAAGTAAGAAGCAATCCGTGGGAAATAACGGAAAAAAATTAGCTTCATTATTATTTCCCATCCAGATTCGTGATGCCGCCGTTCTATCAGTTTGTAACAATTCTACTTGGTAGCATTGTGATGTTCTTGCATGGTTAATTTTGGGATGCAAAAGTAAGGAAAGGTCAAACTCCGCTTGTGAAAGTCGGGGAAAGTCAGGGAAAGTCAGGGAAGCAGGCACAGAATAGCAAAAGTAAAAGTCAGAGAAGGTCAGAAACTCGAAGGAATGTGACGGACATCAGCGAATAAAAAGTGTCTGAAACGTAGTAATTGCAAGGTTTTGCGCCACTTTTGCGAACATGCTGCATTAGCACAAAAAATATGCTATTCATTGCTTAGCTCGAAAAATACGCTATTCGTTGCTTAGCATAAAAAAAGTGCTTAGCATATTTTTTCTGCTATTCATCAAATAGCACATTTTTTTTGCTTAGCTATAAAAAAAGAAAACAAGAAAAGAAAAAACGCTGACGCGCTGTGGCAGTGGCGGTCTTTTTTTTACAAACGAACGTTATTCCTCTCTCGCGCGCGGCATAGTATATTATATATCCATACTTGTGTGTAATATATATATATTATATATCATACAGTGTAATATAAGCTTCTATACAGTACAAGTATGGATATATAAAAAATATATAATAAAAGACCACTACTACCACCACAAGAACACATACTCGACAGAGTGGGGTAGGGGGATAATAGGGGGTATAGAGTAATAGGGGGTATGGGGGGAAGAGGGGAAAGGGGGGAAGAAGCGGGAGGGGAGAGGGACGGGCGGTGGTCTTGTGGTGGTGGCAGCGGCGGTGGTCTTTTTTTTATCCAGCACCTTTCTGCGGGCATCCGCAGCATGGTCATCTTCGCGGCTTCGCGAAATTGATAGCCACGAGGCAGACCATTTTCGCGACATCACGCAAATGGTTCTCACCGCACGTTTTGTTGGGGTCAACAAAACGCTTTGCCATTTTTGCCCAACAAAAAAATTAGCAGGGGGGCTTGACAAGCGGGGCAATCTGGCATATAATCATGGCATCTTGCTTCTCCGCTCTGCTCCTCTGCTGATTCTCCTGCTTGTCCTCACGCGCTTGCCGCTCTCAGGCGTTCGGGGATGTGCGGTTCTTTCTCGCCGGTTCTCATGTTCCCGACATTCGCGCCGGGGACATCACGGTTCGCCCTTCTCAGCATCCCCCTTGTCCGCCATGCGCTTTAAGCTATCACGTTCCTCCTTGCGCTCCTGACGCATCCGACGTTCCGCCTTCGCGGTGAGGTACTCAACGTAGTCCATCGCCTCGCGCACAACGTCATCCGGCGCACCCATCAGCTTGGCGATAATCGCCTCGCAGGTTGCGTCGAGGATAGGGCGGTCAGACGTCCCTTGCGGGTTGTCGGACAGTCCGCACAGGTAGTCGGTGGTTACACCGAGCGCTTCGGCGAACTTCACGACGCTGGTAATCTCCGGCGTGATGGTTCCACGCTCATAGCAAGAATACGTCGCTTGCGACACTCCAACGATGCTTGCCATTTCGGCTTGCGTCTTTTTTTTTGCCTTTCTCGCTTCCTTGAGCCTATCTCCAAGCATAAAAACACCTCAAAAATTTTTTTTGCATATTACCTTGACATATAAAATCGAGTGTGCTATTATTAGCATTGATAATAAGCACTGATTGGAGGGATGCAGATGCAGAACCGAGTGCGGGAGTTCCGCGCAAAGAAGGGCTTTACGCAGATGCAGCTTGCGTGCGAAATCGGATGTGAGCAGGGGCTTGTGTCTCTGTATGAGAGGGGTGTAAATACCCCGTCACTGCATAACGCTCTTCGTCTTGCCCGTGCGCTTGGTACGACGGTCGAAGCCCTTTTCGGGGGTGAGGTCGATGGCTGAGAAGCTTCGGCATTTTCTCCACGTCGCAGAGGAACAAGACATCAGCGTCTCCGCGCTGTCCGAGAAGTCAGGAGTTCCGAAGTGCATGATGTACCGCTACGCAAACGGCGACGCAAGCCCGAGGATTAAAGCCATGCGGCGGATTGCGAATGCGCTTGGGTGCGACATTGCCGAGGCATTTCCGGAGGTTTTCACCGTTAAGCCGCAGGACATCAAGACGAAGAACATCAAGGCAGGAACGCCAATTAGCACGGGGAAAATGGCGCGAAGATACGGACTAACAACTGCCGCGCTGAATGATATTCTTCAGCGCGCCGGAATCCAGCAGCAGATGCCGGACGGCTCATGGCGCGTCACAGGAGACTATACAGCCGCGGCTGTATATAGGGCGTGGAGAGATGAGCATGGCGATGTACGCTTGCTGACGTTCTGGACGACGAGCGGACAGAAATGTGTCCGAGATGTTCTTGACGCTTACGGATTTCGGATGGCTGGCGTGAACGTGGGGTCGTCGGAACGCCCGACAAGATAGTCGAGCGACACGCCGTAGAAGTCGGCGAGGGCTATCAGGCAATCAAAAGACGGCGAGCGTTCGCCGTACTCATAACGCTGGTAGCCCAAGGCTGACATTCCAACGGCAGAATAGACTTGTTTCTGCGTCAACCCGCGAGCATGGCGCAGATGCTTTAAGCGTCCGGGAAAATCCATGAAGCACCTCCAAAAAACGCTTGACATAACCGTTTGGTAGTGCTATAATAAGACTACCGAACGGTTATGTAGAAAGAGGGGGCGAAGGTTGAGAAACGTTCGGATGGTTGAAGCACGGAAGCTCTGCGGAAAGACGCAGGAAGCCGTTGCGAAAGAGGTTGGCATTTCGACGCTTGCGTTTCAGCGCTACGAGGGTGGACAGCGAACCCCCAACGTTACGACAGCAATTCGCATTGCCGATGCGCTGGGGGGAGTGGACATTAGGGTGTTATTTGGTTGAGGAGGGTGCGATGAGACCGGAGAGATTTCCGCAATCGTACCCGATATAGCCGAGATAATCATCACTGTCTGGGGCTTGAAATAAAACAGTGATTTTCAGCTTCTCTTTGTCGCAAGGCAGCTTGTCCACTAACTTTGATAAAAGGTACTTCTGAAACTCCAAGCATTGATTTAATGCGGCGGAATCTCCATCATTTAACAAGTCGGTAAATATACTGGGGTAAATTGAATCAGTAATGATAGAGTATCCGGAATCCGCAGAGTATACAATCATGTAGTCATCCTTAAAAACCCCGTAGGTGTCAATAAGTTCGCGAAGTATCGCAGGGTTTGCTCCGGCTTTTACATAGTTGTTGTTTTTGCTGATTGAAACATAAGGCGTGTAACATGAAAATTTACCATTAAATGCGGTAAAGGTATAATACGCAGACTCTTGCTTATCTGTAACGTCAACAAACTTTACTGTCAGCTGTGAATGGGTGCTATAATTAAGCCAAATATAGCGTGCGAACTGGATAAAAAGCGAAGTATATCTATCAATGAGTCCTTGAAAAGCGGACGGGTAGCAGTTCTTGTAGGTAACAAAATCGTCGTGGATAATTTTAACGTCAAAGTTGTCCATGTTCGATGATATGGATACAGAGTCAAAAATGCTATCATCAAGGATGGATAAAAATTCGACAACCTGCGTATCTGTAAGTCCACCCTGCACCGGCTGTCTTTCGGCAAACGCGGAAACGCAGGAAGCCATCAGGCAGCAGAGAACCAGCAGAACGGAAACAAACTTCTTCATCGTGATACCCCTTTCGTGTTTTGGAGGTGTGAACGTGTATCAGAGCAAACGGCAGTTAGAACCTCGAATCAAAGAAATGCAGAAGCGAATCAAAAGTTTCGAGCAATAAGCGGAAGCGAGCTGACCGATACCGTTCCATCTCTTCAAGAGCGTGACGGTTTAACTGCGGTACATAGTCCGGCGGACGTGCTTCAATGTCTGCGGGGCATAGCGGTTGCTCCAAGAAGCCAGATGTACGCAACTGCGCAAGCTGTTTCTCCGAAAGCTGTTTGCCGCGCTGAAGGTCACGGCAGAGACGATATTCTGACTCAAGCATAGCATACTCGCCACCTTTCGCGCATACGATAAGAGCAGGGAGGTAAACACGATGTACCACGTCAACCCGCCCGACATCGAGAACCGGGTGAAGTACACCATCACGACGCGGCAGACAACCGCACGGGATAGGCACATATTAGCCGATGCCGGGTATGTGCCTATCAAGACGCGCGTCCAGCGTTCCGGCTGCGTAACGGTTATCTGGGCGACACAGGCAGAAGCGAAAAGGGCTTTGCGCGAAAGCAGCGTCTAATTCGCACAAAAACGCACTCAGGAGCGCTTGCGCGTCGGGACTGGTATTTTCCTCACCTGATGGGCTGGAAGCGCTCAGAACGTCGTTTTTGTCCTTGTAGAGTGTTGTCCAGCGCAAGCGCGCATCAGGAGCGGGACTTGATGAACTCGATGTACTTCTCAACGTCAGAACGCTGGGAAGGTGTAAGCGACTTGATAGCATCGACAAGCGGGTCAGTCGCCGGGGGCGAGAAATCAGCATCACGCCCAACAAGAGCATCGAGGGACACGCCGAATACGTCCGCAATTGAAATCAGCACTTCCAAGCTGGGGGAGCGCTTGCCGGATTCGAGAAGCCGCAGCCCTTCGGTGGAGATGCCAATCTTCGCGCTAAGGTCGGCGCGGGAAAGCCCGGATGCCGAATGGAGGGCGCACAGGTAGGTCGCAAAATTTTCTTTCAAAATGTTGTCCACCCTCTTGACATTTGCAACAGTTGTTGCTATAATATAATCAAGCAACAGATGATGTTGCGAGGAAGGAGTAAAGCCAATGCAGATGGCATTGGAGCATTACCGGGAGAGCAAAGGCTGGTCACGCAAGCAGCTTGGCGAGCGGGTTGGCGTAACCAGCGAAGCGATTCGCCTCATCGAGGCGGGGAAGCGCGAACCGTCTTACAAAGTGTTGGTAGCACTGGAAGATGCGTTCGGAGCGTCCCACAGGGAACTATTTCGGAGAGAGGAGTGACACGGATGCCACACGCAGACCCGGCAGGATTCGTCTTTTTGGGACTGAGCGTCGCAATCATCGCCGCGCTATGGCTGATTAACGAGGTAGCAACCTACATCAGCGTAGAACGCGAGGGACGCAAGTCGCAGAGATGACAGAATCCTGCACACAAAGCATAACACAATGGGATTGACAAAATCAAACGTCTATCCTCAAAGAAGAAGAAAAATCAAATTTTTTTAGCGAAAAACTTGACCGCTGGGCAAGTTAAGGAAAGGAGAAATGTTGGTAAACATTAGAAACCTTGCGGAAAGCAGGGGGTTGAAGATGGCGGACATTGCGCGAATCACGGGCATTTCAGAATCAATGCTTTCGCGGATTGCGAATGGTGAACGCAACGTCACGCCAAAGGTTGCAAAGCAGCTTGCGCCGACTTTGGGCGTGGATTGGTGGACACTTATCGACTAAGTAGCGCGAAAAGCGCAAAGATAGAAAGGGGTAGCACAAAATGAGTAATGAAGTTGTCAAGGTGCAAATCGCGAACAGGCTTCTGGACGAGTACGGAAAAGACATTCAAAGCCAGTGCCTTGGCGATTGCGTATCGCGCGGGGATGCGAACAAGACGGTTGTCGCCATCCGCCAGAGCGCGCAGAAGCTGAAAGCCATGACGCGCGACGAGTTCGCGAAGATGGGTAGCTGGGACTACATCAGCGAGGCATACGACGCGTATGAAGCCGTGATGGAAGCCCTGCTGCTGGCGGTTAAGTACGAGATGGACAAGACGGCGGTTGCCGTCTAAGGGGGGGAAGAAAATGCAAATCCTGAATCTTGAGAAAATCGTGCCGGACGAGGAAGCCAGGAAGGAACTCTTTGAGCAGCACATGATGGAAACCACGCTGCGGCTCAATGCGCCGCGTATCATCCGCGAACTCGACAACGCTTGCGACAGCAAGCGCACCGCCGACCGCATTTGGAAGATTATCTGGATGGACGTGCGGAGCGGGAAGGCGAAGGACTTTTCGGATTTTCAGCGGGTCTGCCACGATGGCGGATACGATGCCTACGAGGTTTACGACCGTGCGATGTGCGCCCTGCGCGAAGAAATCAAGGACAAGATGGAGGCGCTTTGGAATGACTGACTTCCAACGAGCAACCGGGGTAACGATGCAGCCGGAGGAAGGCGAGGGCTTGCGCTGGTGTCCCATCGACGCGGTAATCGTCAAGCAGATTCGCAACCATCTGGGAGACAGCGCAGCAATGCGGATTGTCTACGACGCCGTCTGCAACATGGCGGGCATTAACACGCCGGACGACATCACCAAGCTGACGTTCGAGCGGGCGTATAGCCGCGCATTGTCCGAGACGGGACGGTATCAGGCGGGGGAGATTGACGCACAGGGCAATTTCATCGCGGAGGTAATCGCGACGGCTTTCGCCCTTGCGCCTAATGAAATAATAACACAGAAGGCGGTGAAATAAATGACCGAATTTGGAGGGAATGAGCTGCGGAAAGCACGAGAAAATGCAGGTATCCGGCAGTGGCAAATCGCAAGCGAAATCGGGGTTTGTGAAGCCCTGATTGGACGCTGGGAGCGAGGCGAAGCGTTCCCGTCGCCAGACGACGTTGACCGACTGGAAATCGCCTATAAAGCGCCGGGATTGTGGCATAAGTGGATGTTATCAAACTGCGATAGCTACCGCCGCCATTATCGCGGCGTAGACGAGACGACGACGGAAGGGAGCGTTCTCCGAGGTCGGTTCGCGCTTGAGGACGTGATGGGATTGCAAAGTGCAATTGAGCGCGACGTATCGGAGGACGGGCGCATTGACAACCCGATAAATCGCGATAAGTACGAGGAAGTCCTGCGAAAGGCAATCGCCTGTATGACCGACACGCTTGCGAGAATCGAGAAAAGGAGTGGCGCGAAATGACGCAATACCTCAACACCGAGCGCGTCGCCGAAATTCTCTGCATCAGCAAGGAGAGCGCCCGGAAATTCATGCGCGAAATGCCGCACATCTGCATCGGCGGAAAGGCGCACGAAACCATCCGCGTCACTGTCAGCGACTTTGAGCAGGAGATGGAGCGGCGCAAGCGTTACCCGACGCAGGAGCAGGAGAACGAGGTCCTCCGCCAGCGCAAAAAGCGCAACGACCTTGTTGCGCGCGGGCTGATGAACCCTGACGGCACAATCGCCAGGAGAAGGGCATAAAAAAAAAGCGCCCGTGCCGCGGGTACAAAGCGCGAACACGAGCAGACAGAAAGGGTAATGTGGCGGTTAAGCCACTGCCATTATAACACGGGAAAGAAAGGAAGTCAACATATATGGAACAGTTTATCAACGAAATCGAGGAGAACGAGCAGGAAGAACGCACGGGTTTTGTTATCGACAACGACCAGAAGGCAGACTGGGCGGTTCGCCGCATCGCGGAGTTGGAAGCCGACACGCAGAAGTGGAAGGACTACTACAAGGCGCAGAGTGAACGCGTGGCGCAGTCCAACCAGCAGAGCATTGAATACTTCACCGCCCTGCTGGAAAGCTACTTTGACACCGTTCCGCACAAGGCGACGAAGACCAGCGAGAAGTACAAGCTGCCGAGCGGCGTTCTGGTTCGCAAGGCGCAAGCGCCGGAGTACGAGCGCGACGATGCGCAGATTATCGCGTGGTGTACCAAGAATGCGCCGTCCTGCGTGGAGAATGTGCCGAAACTGAAATGGACGGCGCTGAAAGGGTTGTTTGTAGAAAACAACGGACAGGCGATTGACGAAATTACGGGTGAAGTCGTTCCCGGCATCAAAATTGTTCCGCGCGACCCGGTTTTTGCGGTGCAGAAGGGGTGAGCAAAATGGCAAGACGCTGCTGCCTGTGCGGCGCATATCTGGATAGCGGAGAGCGCTGCGACTGCGGATGCAGCCAAACGGACGAAGTGCCGCGAGGGTGCAGGAAGCCAGTGCGGAGGGTTGATGAAGCCAGTCGCACGGGAGAGGATTGGCGCTGGGAGAAGTACATCAACGAACAGTATCAGAGATTGTACGAGTGCTGACAGGAGGAAGAGGAACGACGATGGAAACGTGCTTGGAGTACACGGACAAAACGATGTGGATTTCCACGGATGAGAAGTGGCTTATCACGCGCATCATGAGACTGCGAGACGTACACCCGGAGGAAGTCGAGATTGTGAAAACGCCGCAGGAAAATCACGGTTGCCTGTATTGTAAAGTCCCGGCGAAGTGGCTGAAAGTTTCGCCGCCGAAGCGCGTAAATATGACGGAGGAACAGCGGAAAGCCGCCGCCGACAGAATGAGAAGCATGATAGGGAGGAAATAAGTCATGGAAAACGGGCAGATTTACGCCGCAATCAGCGCGGCGATGGCGGACATTTCCGCAATCGGCAAGGACAAGTACAACCAGCAGCAGGGTTTTAAGTTCCGCGGCATCGACGATGTGATGAACGCCTTGAAGCCCATCCTGACGAAAAACAAGATTTTCACAGTCCCGCAGGTTTTGGAGCAGACGCGAGAAATTAAGGTAACGGCGAAAGGCGGAGAACTGCGTTACAGTCTGCTGAAAATCGCGTTCCGCTTCTATGCCACCGATGGTAGCTTTGTCGAGGCGGTGACGCTGGGCGAGGGCATGGACAGCGGCGACAAGGCAAGCAACAAGGCAATGGCGATTGCTTACAAATACGCGCTGTTTCAAGTGTTCTGCATCCCTACGGAGGAGATGACCGACCCGGACGGCGAGAGCTACGAAACCAAGCACGAGGCGAAGCACGAACAGCCGAAGCCGCAGCCAAAGAACGCAGAGAACCCGGCAGAAACGCCGACGAACTACATCATGCGCGAATGCAGCAACATCGGCATGGATATGCAGGAGTTGGGCAGAGTTCGCGCCGCGCTTGTTGAAGCAAACATCGTCCGCAACATCCCGACGAAAGAGATGACGATGGCGGACGCAAAGGCGCTGATGGACGCGGTGAAAGCCAATTTCCGGGAGGCATCGTAATGAATAGGGCAGAACGCAGGAGAGCGGCGCGGGACATGACCCACGCCACGCAGAGCATCATGAGGGCGCGGGGAGGCTACGAACGAGAGTATGAGCGCGGAGCGAAGGATGCAGAACGCCACGCAATCAAGATGATTTTCGCCGGAATGTGCCTTGCGATGAAAGAAGAGTTCGGATTCGGCACACAGCGAATTTATCGGATGCTGACAGCAACGCAAAAGTATCTTCAACCCGGCGCGTACTTCACAACGGCAGAATTGATTGATGATGTGTTGGAAAAGACGGGAATCCGGCTGGATTTCGATGACCCGTTTGACATGGTGGAGCAAATCGAGAAAGGGGAAAGACGATGAATGTAGTCAGCAACGTGGAAATCATGGGGCTTGTGTCGAGCGTAAAGGCAAGCCGCTATCCGATGGCAACCGACACGGAGAATTGCAGCGCGGAAGTCACAGAGCGGACGATGGCGCTTGCAAACTGCCAGACGGGGAGCGGACACGACCAGTTTTTAACGGGGATTGTCGTGCAGTTCGACCTCACGTTTACCGTAAAGGCGTGGGTGGAAGCCGAACGGTATCATTTTCTGGACTTTGTATCGAGCCAGTCCACCATGCACCGCATAACAAGCATGGACATCGACGAGCAATGCATCGACTACGTTCGCCGGGAGACAATCGAGCTTGTGGAGAAGCTGGTTGCGGAGTACAAGGAAGCCCCAACGCCGGAGCGGTATCTTGCAGTACTCTACAACGTGCCTGTTGGCTTGCGGCTGACGGCGCGGATGACCACCAACTATCGGCAGCTCAAAACGATTTACCAGCAGCGCAAGAATCACCGCCTGCCGGAATGGAGGGCGTTCTGCGCATGGATTGAGACGCTGCCGAGGGCGAAGTTTATCACAGGAAAGCGAGCTGACGCAAATGGCTGAACGCGGAATGGCGCGTCGACAATATCAACAGGCTTACTACCAATCGCGAAAGGAAGAATTGCAAAAACGGCATCGCGAATATTATTGGGCGCACAGAGAACAGGTGCTTGCGAAATATCGCGAGAATAGAGAAAAACATCAGGAATATAGTCGCAAGTATTATTTGGCAAATAGAGAAAAATCCGTAAAGCGCAGGAGTATCGGCGCAAGCACTATCACAAACTCAACACAGAACGCATGGAGAAGGTGGTGGAAAAGCTGTGAAAAATAAAAACGAGATGTTCCCACGCTGCCCGTGGTGTGGTGCAGAAATGAAAGCAGACACAGGCGACGTTTTCCTAACGGACTGTAATGGCTGGGTTGGGCGCTTATCATGTGACGAGTGCGGCGCAAACTCATCGTTTGTGTACGGTAAAGCGACAAAAAAAGAGGCGGTGAATGCCTTGCGTGAGTTGAAGCCGAAAGAAGAGCCGAATCGAGTTTTGACGCTTGGAGAGGTGCTGGAAATCGTAGCCGAAAACAAGGACTGGTATAATCGCGTTTGCTGGCTCGAATGGGGAAAAGATTCTCTAATTTATCCGGGATGTATAAAAGAAGGATATACCATTGGCGATAGGTATTTATCATTCGAGCAAATCATATGTGAAGAAGCAGATTTTTATAGTACAAAAGAGTATGGAGAAAAATGGCGCTGCTGGTTGCGTAATCCGACAAAGCAGGAGAGGACAGAAACGCCGTGGGAGGGAGAAAAGAATGTATAAGGAAGAGCTTATGCCGCGATGCCCGTACTGCGGCACGGAAATGCGGTGCGATTCCGAAAGGTACATCACAGGCGGAGGATACGCTGCATATAGATGCCCTAAATGCCGTTCCATGTCGCCAATTAACGAGGACACGGAATCGTTTAGCAAGGCGTGTAAAAACGCCTATGATGACGCAGTGCACCGGTGCAAACCGCATAATCAAGTTCTGACGATAGATGATTTGTTAAAAACAGTATGTTGCTGGGGATTTGGAGGTGACCCGGAACAAGAAATTATAATGTGGCTGGAATATAAAGACGTGATTAAAGGATACACCGTAGTCAAAGGAATGGAAGCACATGGCGAGAAAACATTGTTTAAGTTTTCGTTGCTCGGCGCTGACGGCGTTTTTAAACTGGATGCGGATGCGTGCGGAAGCCGTTGGCGATGCTGGACGTTTAAGCCAACGCAAAATGCGCTGAAAGAAACGCCGTGGGAGGGGGAAAAGAATGCCTAAAGAAGAACTTATGCCGCGATGCCCGTACTGCGACGATGAAATGAAATACGTTGTACTCGATATGGTAAGAAGAGTAGCGCGGCTTCGTTGTCCGACGTGCGATTCAGAATTTCTGCCAAGGGAGGAAGAAAGTGACGATGACGACTAAGCAGCGAAACCGCGTTCTGACGTTTGCCGAAGCAAGCGCGCAAAACAAGAAGACGGCGCGCGTGTGGCTGGAACTGCGAGACAACATCCCGATTCGCGCATGGCTGAAAACGGATGCATACCCGTGGCGCGTTATACCTTACAACATCGGCATTGGTACATTTTACGTCTACACAGAGGACTACGGCACAAAGTGGCGGTGCTGGGAAAAAGAGCCGACACGCGAAGAAACCAAACGCGAGCCGTGGAGTGAGCCATGATTGCGACAATCGGCAAAGTCATCGAGCAGCCGGGCAGCCTGACAATCCAGACTGCCCGCCCCGATGCGGAAAACCTATCGGATACCGTCACGGTGCTTTGGCAGGACTGCCGCACAATTAGTCCAGAGCAACGGCGCAAGGCGTGGGCGCTGATTGGCGAGATTGCCGCCGCGACGGGATACATCGGGCAGGGCGACAAGAGCGACATCAACACGATGCTCAAGGCGGAGTTTCTGCGAGCGCGGATTGACAAGCTGCAAGCGGAGGCAATCAAGGCATTCAGCCTGTCCGACGTGGATATGACAACCGCACGGCTCTATATTGATTGGCTTGTTGAGTTCTGCGTTATCAACGACATTCCGACAAAACAGCCGCTTGTGGAGTACGCGGAGGACATCGGCGCGTATATCTATGCTTGCGTGATGCACAAGCAGTGCGCCGTCTGCGGACGCAGACCGTCAGACTTGCACCACTGGGAGCGCGTCGGCATGGGCGCAGACCGTACGGAAATCAATCATATCGGGCTAACGTGCGAGCCGCTTTGCCGGGTACATCACACGGAGTGCCACACGATGGCACAGGCGGATTTTGACGAGAAATACCACATTCAGCCCGTAAAAATCGACGAAAAAATAGCGAAGCTGTACAAACTGGGGAGGAAAAGCAATGAACAAGCTAACAATCATCGGGAATCTGACGCGCGACGTTGAGTTGCGCACGACGCAGAGCGGCAAGAGCGTCGCCAACTTCACGGTTGCGGTCAATCGCCGCGCGAAACCGGGTGAAAAGGCGGAAGCAGACTTCTTCCGCGTCTCCGTCTGGGATAAGCAAGCGGAAACGTGCCAAAAGTACCTTGCCAAGGGGAGAAAGGTGTGCGTGATTGGAAGCGTCAGCGTCAGCACATACAACGCCAACGACGGAAGCACACGCGCAACGCTGGAAGTATTCGCGCAGGATGTTGAGTTTTTGGACAGCGCGAAGCAGGATGCACCGCAGACGGAAGCACGCGGAGCGGCGCAACCGCCCGCACAGACGCAATATACCCCGGTATACGATGAGGATTTGCCGTTTTAACGGCGGCTGATGGAGGTAGCAAATGGCGAAGGTAAAGTATGTGCCGATTCCGCTCGATATGGCTGAAGACATCGAGGAGCTGTCCGACGAGGAAATTGGACTTGTTGTCAGGGCGTATCTTCAATACGGCAGGAGCGGGGAAACGGCTGAAATGCCGCGTACAATCAAGTACCTTTATAACGCACTTGTCCGCGAACTGGACAGAGCGAGCGATGGATACGAGAAAAAAATTGCGGCTGGCAAATCCGGCGGACGTGGTCGCCCGAAGAAAGAACCGTCCGAAGAAATCCAGCAGCCCGAATCGGCACAGCTCAACCCCGAACCAGAGCAGAAGCCCAAATCGCACACCCCTGCACCATTCATCAGCGACGAAGAAGCCGCAGAAATCCAGCAAGGCACAAACGAGGTGCTGGACGAAGCGAAACGGCAGGGATTCCCCGACACGACGGCGACAATGGAGACGCTCAACCAGCTTGTGGCGGACAACGGAACGGAAGAAGTTCTGGAATGCGTCAAAATCGCCGGGGAAGCAGGAAAACCGAATATTCGATACCTAAAAGGCGTAATTAACGGACGCGCAAAAGAACGACAAGAGGAAGAACGCCAAGCGCGGATTGATGCAGAGAAATACCCGGTAGTATCAAGCGCAGATTACGACTACAAGCCGCCGTCGGTAACGTTCGGGGAGGTATTCAAAAAGTACGCAAAGCAACGAGCTTTAGAGCATCCAGAGGAACGAGTGAAGTTGGAAGAATTAGCGGGGAGATTTAGCTAATTATGGACGCATACATTAACGAGGACGCGGAAAAGAGCCTGATTGGGCTTGCAATGCAGGATGCAATCGTCGCACAAGAGGTTGCAGCACTGCCGGACAGCATTTTCGGGTTAAAAGAAATGCAAGCCTGTCAGCGCGGCATCATGCGACTTGCAAAGCAAGGAAAGAACGTTGACCTTGTAACGCTGGACGCAGAGGTACAATGCGACTTGCAAAACACCGCCCTCTTGATGGAATGCGTAAAAATGGGTATCTCTCCTGTCATGTCCCGGCAATATATAGCGATTCTGGCGGAGTGCGCGAAACGTCGCGAGCTTGCAGCACTGGCGAGAAAAATTCTGCAAGACGTGGGCAATCCCGGCGCGTCGGTGGAATCTCTTCAAGCGGAATGCGCAACAGCGGCGCAATCATCAGCAGCCGTCGATGACGGCGTAACGATGAAAGACGCAGTGTTCGCGTTTGTGGATTCAATCGGAAAGCAAGACGGCATAATGTCCGGAATCGCAGACCTTGATAATAGGCTCGGCGGATTCAAGCCGGGACAGCTCATTTACATCGGCGCACGTCCGGGCGTAGGTAAAACGTCGTTGGCTATCTGCATGGCGAAATACGTCGCAGAACACGGCGGCGGGGTGCTGATGGTGTCCTTGGAGATGAATCCGGCAGAGATTGTAGCACGTTTTCTGGCGAACGAATCCGGGGTGGACTTGCAAAAGCTGTCCACTGGCAAAATGGAGCTGTCAGATTTCGAGCGCATAACGCCGTGCTATCAAGCTGTCGCGAATCTCCCAATCAGCATCGAGGAGCGAGCGGTCACGCCCTTGCAAATCCGCAACGCAGCGGCGAAGATGAAAGCAAGCAAGCAGGGGTTGAGCCTGATTGTAGTTGATTACATCCAACTCATGCGAGCCGATGAGAAGTGCGGAAACCGCACGGAGGAAGTCACGCAAATCAGCCGCGAATTGAAGCTGATGGCGATGGATTTAGGCGTTCCGCTTCTCTGTATGACGCAGTTCAACCGCGAGAGTGAGAAGGGATTCGGCAAAGCGTCAAGAAGCGAGCCGGATATGTCACAAGCGCGAGATAGCGGCGCGATTGAGCAGGACGCGAACGTGTTTCTCATCCTGCACGAGCCGGAAGAGCCGCAGGACGCGAACAGCGACAGATGGCAGATGTACCACAATTGCCAAGCGAACGGTTTGTCGTGGCAAACGTGCCGAATCAGGAAGAACAGAAACGGCGCAACGGGGCTTGTGCATCTGGGCTTCGACAAGCCGCATATGCGGTATACTTGCCTAAAAAAGGACTAAAAGGAGGAAAGCCATGTACAACATCATCGTTTTCGAGAACAAACGGTTTGGAAACATTCGGACATTCGTCGAAGAAGGAAAACAAGAGCCGTGGTTCGTGGCGGCGGATGTGTGCCGAGCGCTGGAAGTCAAGAACGCACGGGATGCAGTTGCCCGTCTGGACGACGACGAAAAGAATACCGTCGTTTTAACCGACGGAAATCGCGGCAATCCAAATGTGACCGTCGTCAGCGAACCCGGTCTGTACGCACTCGTCCTCAGCAGTCGCAAGCCGGAGGCGAAAGAGTTCAAGCGCTGGATTACGCACGATGTCATCCCATCAATCCGAAAGAGCGGCGGCTACATCGCAGGGCAGGAAGATATGAGCGACGCTGACCTGATGGCGAAAGCCCTGATTGTTGCCCAGCGACAGATTGAGCAGCGCGACAAGCAAATCAAGGAGATGCAGCCAAAGGTGCTGTTCGCGGATGCTGTGAGCGCAAGCAAAACAAGCATCCTTGTGAACGAGATGGCGAAGCTGCTGCAGCAGAATGGCGTTGAAATCGGCGAAAAGAAGCTGTTCAAACTCCTGCGCGTGAACGGATATTTGTGCAGCAAAGGAGAGCTTCACAACTGCCCGACGCAAAGAGCTATGGATATGGGACTTTTCGAGATAAAGGAAACGGCTATCACAACGTCGGACGGCAGCGTAATACTGCGGCGAACGCCGAAAGTGACGGGCAAAGGGCAAGTGTACTTCATCAACAAGTTTAAGGGGGGATGGGCGTAATGCAAGTAAAACCAAAGCCTTGCCCGAATTGCGGAAGCAAGTACGTGGAAATGTGGACTAAATTTTTCGGCAGTAACGGTTTTGAGGTAAGATGCTTGGACTGTGGCTATATCGGTGAACTTGGTAAAACAAGAGCCGCAGCCGTGAGAGCGTGGAACAACGACGAAAGGAGAAAGAAGAATGCAGGATTATAAACTGAAACCGTGTCCGTTTTGCGGCGGAAACAAAATCGAGCTGGATAATATGAGTGCCCTCTTTTGTAGCTGGATTTGTCGGTGTTCTGGCTGTAACGCTACAATCACTGGCGGAGGCAACTCAACGAAAGAAAGCACGATTAAAGCGTGGAATCGCCGTGCGCCGGAATGGTTTTCCGTGGACAAGGTACGTCCATTAGGCGAGCGAAAGTGTCTTGTCGCAACAAAAAAAGCATCGCTCGTTAAATTGACGGTTGCTTGGTACTATGGCTATGGAATATGGAAGCGTGACTACGATGGAAGAACCATCGAATTCAAAGTGACGCACTGGCGAGAAATGCCGAACGACTGGGTAGATGCTTGTGAAAAGCTGCCGCCGGACGAGGACAAGGAAGCGTATCTCGTCAAGGCGGGGAGTAAAGTCACAATCGCGAAATACTACGGAGATGGCGAATGGATGACTTACAGCCTGTGCAACATCACGCAGCTTGTGACGCACTGGCAGAAGCTTCCGAAGGACAATCCGTGGGAAGGAGAAGAAGAGGATGAATGAGCATAACAAAGACCCGCGCTGCCCGTACTGCGGGTCGACGATGAATGAAAACCTGTTATCCTACTCAAATGGCGGCGGATGGTGCAATTTTGAATGTCCGAACTGCGGAGCGACGTCGCCAAAAAAAGAAAATAGCGAATCGTGTAATAAGGCGGAATTGGCTGCATATTTTGTCGCAAAGAAACGCTACGAAGAGCCGAATCGCGTGCTGACGTGGGCAAAGATAAATGGCATTATAGCTGCCGACATCGAAGCAAAGAAAGCAGCACTTATGTGGGTTGAGTACAATAAGCGAATAGGCGAATGGGGATATATAAGCAAATACGACGAAGAAGACGCGCTATGTATCTTATGCGTTGTAGGATTTGAAGATGAAGTATTGCGTTTTGCAAGCGACTACGGGAAAACTTGGCGCTGCTGGTTGCGAAAACCGACACGCGAAGAAATGGAGGCTACGCCGTGGAAGGAAAAGAAATGAGTAAGCTCAAACGTCTGCCGAGATGTCCGTGGTGCGGATACATGATGCGCCTGAAAAAATTCACGCCAAACGGTGTTGGCTACGAGGCATACTACTACTGCACCAACTGCAGCGAGCATTCTCCACATGTATACGCCGAAAGCGCAGAAGAGGCAGAGAGCAAGGCATACAAAGCCGCTACAAGCCTTTTCTGCAATCCGGGCAATCGGGAACTGACGATGGAAGAGGTGCGACAAGAACGCCTTGTGTGGTCGATGCTGGAAGATAGTGATTCGCTTTATCTGCTGTGCTGGTACGCGGAAAATGATTTCTTCGATTTCTTTATCGTGCTTGAATCGCCAATGCGGACGTACGACGCGACGCAACCGACAATAATGCAACTGATAAAAGAGCCGAAAGAGTGCAGGAAAACGCGGTTTTGGCTAAGAAAGCCGACAGAGGAAGAACAAAAAAAGAATGGAGGGAACGGGAATGAGTGAGAAAAAGCCGATGCCGAAATGCCCGTACTGCGGAGCAGAAATGAGCTTGGAGGACAACGAGGATGTGCTCTTCGGGGTTTTCTCGGACGAGGAGAAAATGTATTGGTATCAATGCAATGCTCCGTCGTGTGGCATTCACAGTCCTGCGAATCATACGAAAGAAGGTGCTTACAAAGCAGCTATGAGGCGGTATGAAGAGCCTAACCGGGTGCTGACGCTGGATGAATTGCAAACGTATATTGGTTACGCTTGGTACGAAGGCGACCATAAGTGGTATCACAGCAGCTTTGGCTACCCGGTCTGGATTGAAGATGGTAAGTACAACTACGAAGGAGATTTGTACGACATCCCTGATGTGGAAGGACGCTTCTGGCTGCGGAAGCCGACGAAGGCAGAATTGGACGCGGAAAGGGAGGACGAAAATGAATAATAACAAAAACCGGGTACTGACACTTGCAGAATTGGAAATCAGCGCAGGAGTAACCGTGTGGCTGGAAGATAACAACGGAGGCGACGATCCGTGCGTACATGCGCGAATGGTAACGTACTGGGAAGGTAAAAGCCACCGCATATATTTCGACGGCGGACGTGCATGGTACGCCGATTACACCTACGGCGAGACGTGGCGCTGCTGGGTGCGGAAGCCGACGCCGGAAGAAATGGCGAATATACCGTGGGAGGAAAACCAAAAATGAAGTATGAGTTTACTGGCGAAGTAAAAAACATCGGCGGAAAGATACTGCACCGCATCTGTGCAGTACGCGACATCCCGGAACACAACGTGAAGGCTGGTGACTTGGGCGGATGGATTGAGGCGGAGAGAAATCTGTCTCAGAAAGGCGCAGCATGGGTCGCTGATTCGGCGTTGGTGATGGATTCGGCGCGCGTGACGGGAAAGGCGCGCGTGATGGATTCTGCGCGCGTGACGGGAAAGGCGTTGGTGATGGGTTCGGCGTGGGTGACGGGTTCGGCGCGTGTGATGGGCGAGGCGTTGGTGATGGATTCGGCGCGCGTGACGGGAAAGGCGCGCGTGATGGATTCTGCTGATTACATCACCATCGGCGCAATCGGAAGCCGTAACGACACAACCACTTTTTACCGTGGTGCAGATGGGAAAATATACGTCTCCTGCGGATGCTTCAACGGCACGATTGACGACTTTGCTGCAAAAGTCAAGGCAGTCCACGCGGGGACGAAGCACGAGAAGACGTACCTGTTGGCAATTGAGTTGGCAAAGGCGCAGATTGAGACGTAAGGGAGGAAAGCTGATGAAAACTGTGACGCTGCCCGAGGCGGTGCTTTTCGGCACGATGATTGGTTTGGGAGTGACGGGCTTCCTGCTGGCAAAGGAAACGCGCCCGTGGTACATTTACATTCTGCTGGCGCTTGTCAACTGTATCATTTCGATTCTGGTTTACGCCGGAACGGATACGCTTGCCGCGTGGTTAGGGGGATGACAATGACGGTTATCGGCGTGTTGTGTCTGCTGGCGGCACGGTATGTGTTGCTTGCGCATTTATCAACAAGGAGTGATGATGATTGTGAAAGAATTGCAAGATGAGATTGTGACGGTTGTGTTTTCCGAACTTCTTCGAGCGCAGAAGAAGCACGGAGAAACTTTCCATTCCATGCCGGAGGCGTTTTCCGTAATCTGGGAAGAAATCGAGGAAGCGAACGAAGAGATGCAGCGTGTCATCCGAAAGGCAAACGACGTCTGGCTTGCGAACCGCCGAGACGACGAGAAAGTATTCACGATGTGCGCGAGCAAAACAGCAGCGGCAGCTACACTGCTGGCTTGTGAAGCTGTTCAGGTTGCGGCAATGTGCATGAAGGCGCAGAGAGGAGGTGCAGCATGGTCGAAAAGCAAGAATGGCTGAATGCACTTGCACTGACAATCTGTCCGGTGTGCAACGCAGTGATGAAGCGATACGCTACGATTGACGTGCAAGGAGGCGCATGGGTAAAATGTACAAATCCAAAGTGCGGACTACATGGCGTTCTCTTTATGCCAATGTAATTCCAACGGAAGATGAAGAGCAGGAAGCCCTTTTTCATTGGGCAGATGCTCAAAGCGCAACGAAGCCGTGGCTGAAAGGGATGTTCGCCATCCCGAACGGCGGTTATCGCGCCAAAGCAACCGCCGCAAGAATGAAGAGAACCGGGACGCGTGCAGGAGTGCCTGACATCTTCCTGCCCGTCTCCAACGGACGCGAACACGGACTTTTCATCGAAATGAAGAGGCGCAAGGGCGGGACGGTATCGACATCTCAGAAAGAGCGCATGAAGATGCTGACTGCCGAGGGCTACCGCTGCGTTGTGGCGAAGGGATGCCAAGAAGCGATTGATGCGATTATGCGATACATGAACGGAGAGTGAGAAGATGCTGGACACCGACGACATCCGCTACTCTTTTTGGCTGGAAAAAGAGCTGGAAAAGAACGTAAAGCGGCTTGCGGGGAACGTTTCGCGCGGATGCAAAAGCCGCCACGATGCCTACAAAGTCAGAGCGACGCAGGACGCAATCAGGCGACTAAACGGCGAGAAGGAGGCAAACGGAGCAATCGAGAAGGTACAAGATATGCTGTACACGGAGCTTATGAGCGGACAGATTCGCCCTGCGCTGTATACAGCGATTGTAAAGGCGTTTGAAGGGGTAAAATAATCGTGGGGCGGTTGCGGGAGGGGAAAATGGTTGACTTAAAGCGGATGCGGTATCTCATCAGGCGGTATCCTATGGCTTGCTTGCGAGCAGAACAGGCGCGAATCCGGGCGCAGAAGCTGACGCGGACAATCAGCGACGCGCCGCGCGGGGGCGGAAGCATGAACAGCACGGAGGAAGGGCTGCTGTATCGCATCGAGGCGCTGGAACGCAAGAAAGCAATCTGGGACGAGTTGTGCAGGATGCGCGAAGAGCTTTCACCGATAATCGACGCGCTGGAAGTTCAGGCTAAGAAGCGTTTTGCGGAAACGGATGACGAAAAAAGAGCGCGAAGAGATATGCTGGAAGTGCAGTGCATGAGGATGCGGTATCTGGAGGGGCGGAGCGTTCGGGAAATCAGCTATAATCTGGCGTATTCCGAGCAGCACGTCTTCCGCGTGATTGGTAACGCGGAACGGAAAATCCAGAGCGCGGAATAAGGCGGTCGCGCATCGAAAGGTGCGCGATTTTCTTTGCAAAATCGCCGAAAAAACTGCATTTCCACCCTTGACATATTGCCGGGAATATGGTATAATAATTTATGTTAAGGGGCGGTGCAAAATAAAAGCCCCCGACAGAAAGGGAAAGAAAATGGAAACAAAGTATCAGCCGCTCAAAAATCCAACTGCCTACCGACTTGAAGTAATCATCAGAACGTGCGAATCCGTAGAAGGTTTGGGCATGATAAGGGGGATTATTCAAACGCTGCTCGTTTGCAATAAAATAACCGTAGAGGACCGCGATTATCTGGAAATCCTTGCTTGTGATATTATCAAGGCAAAGCGCGAAAACAAATAATTGATAACTCAGGAGTAGCATAGACCAACGCGACGGAAAGAGGAAGGAAACCTCACAAACCAGAAAGGGGACTAAGGTATGATGCACAATACGTTAACGAATTTTGAGTTATATCGACGGCTGTTGATAATGTCGAGCGCCTCTGATGAGCTTTTGAAAGCATGGGCAAGAGTAAGGGTACAATATGAACGGTCTGCACTACGTCAAGACGAGTATGACAAATTGAGAGTGCTTTATCATAAAATGACGTATCATATTGATAAAATGTCATGGTTTCACTAAAAACAGCTGACCTAACAGCTATACGGGGAGAAAAGGAACAATATGTTGTACTACACCGTGAAGCAGGAGATGTCCCCATACTTGGAGAGGACAATTGCCAAGTTTGACAGCATAGAGGAAGCCGATAAGTACGCGCGGAAAGAATCAAGATTTTCCGCAAGCCGATATTTCATATACAAAAACAACCGCACAGGAGAACATTTTGAAGCAATGTATATCGCAGGGATGATTACAATAATGTAATTCCGGATAGGAGGGCAAGATGGAAGTGACGCTGACGAAGGAAGAATACAGAGAGCTTAAAAAGCATGGTCTCCTTGAAAAAGATGGTTGCGTGTACAGCCACCTTGCAAAGCTGGACGGAGAAACGCTCGCAATCTGCGAAAGAGCAAACGATATGGACTACATCGTCGAGGTGAAGCGTGAAAAGTAACAGCTTGCAAAATCAATCATCCTATGCTACAATACATCCGAAAGGGGTTGTAGCAATGCGGAAAGAATACTACCAAGGCGCGGTATCCGTCCGCGCAACGCAAAAGTACAAGGAAAAAATCGGGATGCAGAAGATAACAATTGAAGTGCAAGCTGGAAGCCGCGAAGCACTTAACGCAGAAGCCAAGAGCCGGGGGGTATCCGCAACGCAGCTGATTGTGGATGCGGTGAACGCCTACGTCGGGCGTGAGATAATCAGCAACAAAAAACAATAAGGGAATTGGGCACATCCGCTGGGGTGCGCCTTTTTTGTTGCTCAAAAAAGTTTGCAAAATCGCCGGAAAAACTGCATTTCGCCCCTTGACATATTGCCGGGAATATGGTATAATAATTTATGTCAGGGGCGGTACAAAATAAAAGCCCCCGACAGAAAGAGGTAAGAATTATGAAGTTCGCGAGCATCAAGAATGGCATCCGCATCACCGAGAGAATGAAAAAGGAACTGGAAGCCTACTGGTTTTGCAAAACGAGCTCGTACTGCTACGAGCTGGTTTACGGGGACGAAACGATGGATGGCGACTACGAGCGCAGCATTGTTCGCTGGAAGAAAGGCGAAGAGTACAAGCCTTCCGAAGTCGTTGCAACGCTGGCGTGAACAGGAAGGAGGAGCAAGCACCATGTCGAACGAAGAAATCATCGTCAAGTCCGCTATCAGCGCGGGCATCTTCTCCGAAGAGGAAGCCGCTGCCTACATCATGAACGGGTTGCGCCTCCCGATTCACACCTTCTCCGAGTGGAAGAACCACGGTTACATGGTCAAAAAGGGCGAACACGCCGCGCTGACCGTGAGCATCTGGAAGCCCAAGACCCGCAAGCAGAAGAAGGACGAAAAGAACGTGGAAGCGGACAAGGAGGAAAACAGCGGGTTCTTCCTCACGACCGCCTACCTGTTCACAAAGCAGCAGGTGGAAGCAATCAAGCCCGCATAATCGCAACAGAATGCCGCCTGAGAGCCGTTGGAGCAATCAGGCGGCATAATTATGAGCAAAAACAAACAAGCCGTTAGAACGCGAAATAGGAGGCATTGCGGGTAATGCCAAAGAAACAAAAACATATAGAAATAAAAAAATGAGAGTTATGAGAGTAATTTCCGTGCTATAATGTAAAATGTAAAAGCAGCAAGAGAGACGCAAGCAGTGATGCAAGCGTCTTTTTTGTTGGAAGAGGAGACTATGGAAGTGCTGCTCTTACCTCTTCGGCGGCGGGATTTATGCGCGATGCGCTTTGTTGCGTTGGCGGGGACGCGACGGACGAAGAGGAGGGGAAACTCGTTGATTGACTGGAACGGCATCAAAATCGTCGAAACGGATTGTATGCTGCCGATTGACCGCGTGAAACCATACGCGAGGAACGCAAAGAGGCATCCGCAGGAGCAAATCGACGAAATCAAGGCAAGCATCAAGCGGTTCGGCATGGACGACCCCATCGGCATCTGGGGCAAGGAAAACCTGATTGTCGAGGGTCACGGGCGACTGGAAGCGTGCAAGCAGCTCGGCATCCCGACACTGCCGTGCATCAGGCTCGACCACCTGACGAAGGAAGAGCGCAAGGCGTACACACTGGCGCACAACAAAACCAACATGGACAGCGGTTGGGACTTTACTTCACTTGACCAAGAGCTGGCGGAAATCGTTGATGTTGACATGAGCGAGTTTGGTTTCGGTGCGTCCTTGGGGGGGGCAGTCGGTAAACATTGACGAGTTCTTCACGGAAAAATCGCAGCAAGGAAAAGAACCCAAAATGATTACCTGCCCACACTGCGGAAAAACTTTCGAGAAATGAAAGTTTTCTTAGCCGCAACAAAAGTGCTACGAAACTATCAAGAAGAAATAGAAAAGTCAAAGTACATTCTCGAAAGCTACTACGACATAGAAAAATGGCAACTGCCGCACGTTAAAAAGTGCTCTATGTTTTTGCTCGATAGCGGCGCATTCACTTTCATGAATAGCGGGAAAGTGCTTGACTTCGACGCATACACAGAAAAATACATAGATTTCATCCGTGAAAACGACATGAAGTATTTCTTTGAGATGGATATAGACAGCGTTGTCGGCTATGAAAAAGTGAAGGTTCTACGAAAAAAAATAGAAAGAAGAACAGGAAAGCAGCCAATCCCGGTCTGGCATTACTCACGCGGAAAAGATGATTATATTGGCATGTGCAAAGATTATCCATATGTTGCGTTTGGCGGGCTGATGACAGACGGAGTTAAAAGAGAACAGCTGCTTAAATACATGCCGTGGTTCATCGACAAGGCGCACGAGAACAACGCCATGATTCACGGTCTCGGCTTTACACAGACGCGCATCCTTGACAAGTATCACTTTGATACTGTTGATTCCTCATCGTGGATAGGCGGTCAACGCTATGGGCTGGAATATCGTTTCGAGGATGGCATAGTAAAACAAATCAAGCGAGAAGGAAAGCGTCTTGTAAACTATCAAAGTCTGATGGTGCACAACTTTAACGAGTGGTGCAAGTTTCAAAGATATGCAGAAAACCATCTATAAGAGGTCGAAATGAAGAAAATTTCAGAACTGCAATGCCTATTGTCGGTTGTCTATGTTGCGGCGCTAATGATTGCGAATGTTGTCGAAGCAAAGCAGTCTGCTTTCTTTGGCGGCGCAATGACTTGCGGGAATCTTGTATTCCCCATCACATACATTTTAAGCGATGTGTTTTCCGAAGTGTACGGATACAGATTCAGCAGAAAAACTTGCATCTGGGCGTTTGCAATGAATATCTTGATGGTTTGTGTATTTCAAATTGCAATTGCAACCCCTGCGCCGGGCTATTGGGAGAATCAGCAAGCATTCGCAACCGTTCTTGGCAGTACGCCGCGAATCGTTGCTGCATCAACGCTTGCATTTCTGTTCGGAGACTTCGTAAACGACGTTATTTTTCAAAAAATGAAAGAACGAAGCGCAAACAGTAAAAGCTTTGGTGCAAGGGCTATCATTTCAAGCGTATTTGGTGAGCTTGCAGACAGCCTCGTATTTTTCCCAATCGCTTTCATCGGAGAAATGCCAGCAAAGACGCTTGCAGTAATGGCAATGGTGCAGGTGCTGATGAAAGTTGGCTACGAAATCGCGATGCTTCCAATCACAAGAAGCGTCGTCAAGAAAGTGTCTGCCCATGAAGAAAGAACCTGACTTCAACCTCGACATCCCGGAAATCAACTTCCCCGACACAATCGAACTTGACGACGACATAGACTTCTCCGTCGCTGACTTCTCCATCGTAGACGAGGAAGAGCAGACGCGCATCATAAAGCCCAAGATGGCAAAGTCGGCAATCTATAACAAGGCAGATTTTCAGTACGCACGCGACCTTGCCGCAAAAATCAGCTTGGAACGTAACGCACGGACTACATGCATCGTTCCGGGCAATTTCATTTTTGGCGACTTGCCGGAAGCGCTTGTGATGTATCGCGGCATCGACCTCAAAACAATCTACTGTTCCACGTTGTCGCTGTCGGAAAACAACGTGGACAGTTTCAAGAATCTGCTGCTTTTCCGCAACGTAGAGAAAATCAATCTGATGCTGTCCGGCTACTTCTACAGCCACTACAAAACGGATTTAATTCCGTACTTGTATGAGGAGCTGGACATCGACAACAAATTGCAAGTGGCGTTCACAAATACGCACATGAAAATCCTGCTGATGGAAACGCACAAGGGGAATCATTATGTGCTGACGGGGAGCGCGAATTTGCGGAGCGCGTCTTGCCTGGAGAAGTTCGACTTCGAGGAGAACAAGGAACTGTTCAACTTCTACAAGGAAGCGTTCGACAGCCTTATTGACAAGTACAAAACAATCGACTACACGAAACCAAAAATCGCAAGGGGGAATAAAGCATGGCAAGCGGTTTAGTGCGAAAGCTTAGGAACGGTTCGGCTTTGGCGAAGAAATCATCTGGCGCATACCAGCGCCGAGTAGCATACACCATCAACCGGCAGACAGGCGAAATCCGCAGGCAGCCCAAGAGGTGACATGAATGCCGAGAGGAACTCATCCTAATAGCCTTGCAAACCTGCAAAAGGGGAAAAGGTTCGGGAGCGGGAAGGACGGGGCGACGAGTGACGCGAGGAAAGCGCACGAAAAAGCAACGCAGGCGCGCAAAGCAAATTTTACCGTCAAGGAGCTGATGCTCAATCTGCTTGACGAGCCGTTGCAAAATGGCGGGACGGTGCGAGAAGCACTTGTGAAACGCACCGTCAGAATGGCAGCAGCCGGGAATTTACCCGCTTTTCAGTATATTATGCGGATTATCGGAGAAGACCCCGGCGACACCGTGACAGTCAAAACGCCGCAGTTGTCCGAGGACGCGAAAGCAGACATTGACAAGCTGCTGAAAGAGACGCGGGGCGACGTAAAATGACGACGCTTACGCGGGATGAAGTGTGGAACATTTGGCGATACCATCCCGCCGCCGTCGGCAGAATGTGCGGATTCCGTGATTTAACGGACGAACTTCACGGACGCTGGATGCAGCACATCATCTTCGGCGCGGACGATTACACGCTTCAAGCGCATCGTCTATCCTACAAGTCTTCCTGCCTTTCCGTGGCGCTGGCAATGTGGTGCGTCCTTAACCACGGAAAAAACGCGATTTTCATGCGAAAAACCGACAGCGACGTTGTGGAGAGCATCGCACAGGCGAAAAAGGTATTCGCGAACGAGGCTTTTTGCTACATGGCGCAAATCCTCATGCAGCAGGACGTTCAACTGCTGAAATCAGGCGGCAACTGCATGACGGTGAGCGTGTACGATTCGCCGCGTGGCGCTGACCAGCTAATCGGTATTGGCTGCGGTTCGTCCATGACGGGCAAGCACGCGGATTTGATTGTATGCGACGACGTGGTAAACCTCAACGACCGCATCAGCCGCGCAGAGCGCGAGCGCACCAAGGGAGTAATCCAAGAGCTGCGGAACATCGTCACCCGCGACGGGCGAATCGTCTTCATCGGCACACCGTGGCACATCGAGGACGCGTTCACGCTGGTTGCGCCGCCGGAGAAGCACGACTGCTATTCTACTGGGTTAATTGCGCCGGAGAAGCTGGAAGAACTGCGGAAATCAATGTCGCCGTCGCTGTTTGCTGCGAACTATGAGCTGCGCCACATTGCCGCCGAAAATGCGCTGTTTGATACGCCACCGACGTTTACGCCGGAAGCGGAAAAGCTGCGGGACGGCATCGCGCACGTTGATGCTGCCTATGGCGGCGAGGACTACACCGCGCTGACCTGTGCAAAGAGGGACGGAGATACGCTGTATTTGTACGGACGCTTGTGGCGCAAGCACGTTGATACGCTGATGGATGCACTGCAATCGGAGACGGAGCGCCTAATGTGCGCCCCGATTTACTGCGAAACAAACGGCGACAAGGGATACTTGGCGCGGGAATTGCGCCGCCGAAATATGGCGGTACGCGCATACCCAGAAAAGATGAACAAGTACCTAAAAATCAGCACTTACCTCAAAAAGTGGTGGGGAAATATCGTGTTTTTGGAAGGCACAGACAGGGAATATATCGCGCAGATTATGGACTACACCGAGGACGCGGAGCACGATGACGCGCCGGACAGTGCCGCGTGCTGCTGCCGGATTCTCGACAGGAGCGGCGCGAGTTTGTATGTTGGGGGGTGATACAGATGTTCACAAAAATCACGTGGCAGGACTGGCAGAACGAGCCGGATAAAGCAAAGGCAACGCTGGCGGTTATTGGTGCATACAAACGCAGCGAGGACTTCGACAAAGCTGGAATCGCGCAACGATACTACGAGGCGCGGAACGACACCGTTTCCGCGAAAGTCGTGCTGCGAGCCACAACGTCGGAGACGGAGCAGACCACCGCCGACGGGAAAAAGGTCAAAAAGAAGGGGACGGCGACGGAAGCAGTCCCCGGACAGCGCATTTATAGCGATTTTTTCCGCCGCTTCACCATGCAGCAGGCTAATTATCTGCTGGGTAATGGCGTGGAGCTTGAAGACGATGCAATGAAGGGCAAGCTGGGAATCGGGTTCGACACGACACTTGCGAAAATCGGACTGTATGCGCTTGTGCATGGCGTGTGTTGGGGGTACTGGAACCTCGACCACGTTGAGATTCTGCGTGCGTATACGGACAAAAACAGCGGGTTCGTGGCGCTGCTGGACGAACTGACGGGCGAACCGATGGTTGGGGTGCAGTTCTGGCAGATTGGCGACGACAAACCGCTGATGGCGCGTGTGTTCGAGCCGGACGGCGTGACGGTTTATAAAACGCGCGAGAATGCCTCTGATTTGGAGGTGGCGCAGGAGAAACGCGCCTACAAGCGCACATACGCGAGGGACATCACAGGCGAGCGCCTTGTGTCCGAGGAGAATTACAGCGCATTGCCGATTGTGCCGCTGTACGCCAACGACAAGAAGCAGACGGAGCTGACGCTGGCGATTCGTTCCAAAATCGACTTGTACGACATCGTTCTTTCCGACTTCGGAAACAATCTGGAAAAGGCGAACGATGTTTACTGGGTGCTGAACAACTTCGGTGGAAATTTCGACGAGGTTGCACTGATGCTGGAACAGATTCACCGATTGAAAGCAATCGCGAACATTTCGGACGGTACGTCATCCAGCACGGTAACGCCGGAGACCTTTGAAGTTCCGTATGCAGCGCGTCAAACCGCGCTGGAACTGCTGGAACGGCAGCTTTATCGCGATTATATGGCGCTGGATGTATCGGAGCTGACGGGCGGCAGCCTGACGAATGTTGCAATCCGGGCGAGTATGGCAAATTTGGACTTGAAGGCTAACGCCTACGAATGGCAGTGCTTTGACTTCGTGCAGAAACTTCTGCGGATTCTGGGCGTTGAAACCGAAACAATCCGCTTCAAGCGTCAGACGATTGCCAACGAGAGCGAAATTATCCAGAACATCTACACAGCGCAGGGCGATTTGGACAAGGAAACGCGATTGAAGCTGAACCCGATGATTCTGCCGGAGGAAATCGACGACATCATCAAGCGTGGGGAGGAAGAATCGCTTCTTGGAATCCGCATGGCGAAACAGGCGATGCAGCAGACGGAGGAGGACGAACAGAATGCTTCTGATTCTGATGGTAATTCTGGCAGTGTTGGCAGCTAACAACGTGATTATCGTTCCGGGCTGGCTCTTGTGGTTTGGCTTCATCGTCGGGACAATTGCGTACATTGACGAACACGATTCGTGGTGGGAGAAAAAGCCGTGACGGATGTGGAGCGCAACGATTTGCGCGAAGCCGCGCTGCAAATGCGTATAAAGGCGATGTACCAAGAGGCGCTTGACATCGCAACAACACGCTTGAAGGAGTTCTTGCAAAAAAAGCAACAAGTGGACGATGGCAAGATAAAGCCGCCCGCGTACTACGACACGCCCGAAAAGGTGGAGCAGTGGAAAGCTGGTTTTGTCCGGGAACTCATCCGCCAATATCGCGTGGAAGAAGTCATCATGGAGGAAATCTGCAAGGCAGGGAAACGGGCAACCGACGACATCCGGAACACGATGGGCGACGTGTACGCCGATAGCTTAGGAGAGGCGCAAACCGTCATCGAGGCGCAGGCAGACCGCGCGGGTGTAAAGGTATCGTTCGCACAGCCCAACAAGCGCGAAATCAAAGCGATTTTCGCCGCGAACGAAACAGCATTCACGAAGCTGGCGTACAAGAATTTAGGGCAGAACACCGAAATTCGCCACAAGCTGCAAAACGCGCTGGCGCTGTCATCCACGCTGGGCGAGGACAGGAAGAAGCTGATGAACCGCATCAGCGACATCACGGGGCAGAGCGAGTGGCAAGCGCGGCGCGTGGCGCAGACGGAGCGGACGCGGTCACAAAGTCAAGCGAGTTACGCCGCATCGCAGGAAGCCGCCGACCAAGGCGTAACAGTCTACAACAAATGGTTCTGCCGCTTCCAGAATAGCCGCGAGGCGCACATGGCACGGCACGGCAAGATGGCGAAACAAGGAGAGTGCTTCCCGAACAGCAACATACGCTTTCCGGGCGACCCGAACGGCAGCGCAGCGGAAACAATCAATTGCTACTGCATGATTATGCCGAAAGTCATCCTGTCCACCGAGTATGTAGACGCAGACGGCAACATCCGAAAGAAGGAAAAGAAATGAGCGGGTTCGTAGACCACACGCCGGAAATCAATCAGAAGCTGGAACAGGCAATGTTTGTCGGGCTTTTGGCGGTTGCGCAAGAATCCGTCGGCATGGTACGCGAGAAGATGGTTACGGGCTATGAGCATAAGGTCTACGACACTGGCAATCTGGCGAGAAGTATCACCGCCGACATCGACCCGGATAACAACGAAGTAACCATCGGCACAAACGTCGAGTACGCGCATTATGTACACGATGGACACGCCGGGCACGCTGTTTTCTTCCCTAAGCTGGGCGACAATGGCGAGTTCCGCGTCATGCCGGGAGGATATACCCCCGGCAGACCGTTTATGACGGACACGTTCGCAGATTCCGCAAACGCGGAACGCCTTGTGGACATCATGGCGGATGTAATCAAACAAAACATGGACTAATAACAGCAACATCAGCGCATGGCGAAGCACAGCCGTGCGCTGTTTGCATATAAGCGGAAATGCAAAGCACCGCATTTCCGCAAACAATCAAAGGCGCAAAGCACCGCGCCCCGAAGCAAAGGAGATTGAATCATGAATATCCTCACCCGGAAGAACCTGAAAGCCCTGAATGTGCCTGATGAAGCGATTGACGCAATTGTGGAAGCACACAGCGACGCAATCAACGACATCAAGGCGGAGCGGGACAAATACGCGGAACAGGCGAAGCAGATTGCAGCGCTGACCACGGAGCGCGACACGCTCAAGCAGCAGCTTGCCGACGCGCAGAAGAGCGGCGGCGACGCGCAGAAGATTCAGGAGGCGTTCGACGCCTACAAGCAGCAGGTGGAAACGGAAAAGAAAACTGAGACGCTGACAACCGCCGCGCGAAAGCTGCTGACCAGCAAGGGGATGCAGGAGAAACTTGCTGACCTTGTAATGGCAAAGCGCGGACTGGACGGAATCGAACTCGACGACAAGGGCGCAATCAAGGACGGCGACAAGCTGATTGACGCGCTCAAGGGCGAGTACGGCGACCTCTTCTCCACGCAGCAGCAGCAGGGGACACCTACCACAACCCCGCCGAGCGGCGGCAATGCCACGCACGGCAGCGGACGCGCCGCAGCACTGGCGGCGAAGTACGCGCAAGATATGTATGGCGCAGTTGCGCCGAAAGGAGCAAATAAATGAGCTTTACCAGCAAGGCAACCGGGACTGTTTACCAGCCCGGTTATTTTCTTGAGAACGCGGAGGACGCAATCCGCGAAACCAAGCAGATTAAGCAGTCAGGCGCCACCAACGCCGAAAACGGCGCGAAGTACGTCAAAATGGGGACTGTTTACCCCGCGAACGACGGCACTGCCGTCGGCATCGTGTACGAGGACGTGGACGTTACCAGCGGCGATATGCCCGGCAGCGTCGTGACGCGCGGCACGGTTTACGAGAGCCGTCTGCCCGCCGCAATCAACAGCACCGCCAAGAGCGCTCTGACGGCAAAGGGCTTCTACTTCATCGCCGCCGAAGCCGCGACGGTGCGTCCGTACTGACGAAAGGAGAATACTATGCAGATTCCATCTTTTGAGAATAACATTTTCGGTCTTATCCCCAAGGAAGAGTGGCTGGACGTTGGCTTTAACGTCAGCCGCCCGAATGACCCGGTTGACGCGCTGTTTCCCGATGAATACAGTGAAAATCTCGTGGCTAAGTGGCAGGAGATTGCCAACCAGTACCAGCTTCCCGTGATGGCTGACTTTCACAGCTTCGACAGCCGGACGAACATCGCCACCCGCATCCCCGTCGATACGCACAGCATCGAAAAGGGACTGATTAAGGTTAAGATTAACCAGTCCGAGCGTATGCGTGCACTGCTGCGTTCCGGCGTGCAGAACGACGCCATGTATGATTATGTTATCCGTGACGGCATCATACTTGCCGACCAAGTTGTGACGCGCACCAAGGTTGCCAAGAACGAGGTTCTGGCAACCGGCAAGATGACTATCAAGGAAAACAATCTCGACCTGACCATCGACTACGGCGTGAAGCCGGAGCAGACGGAATTCACGTTCGACTTCAGCGAGGACGCGGACATCCCTGCACAGATTCAGTTCGTGTCTGACACCGCGCAGGAAGCGGGAACAACGGTTGACACCATCGTTACAAGTCGCAAAGTGCGAAATCAGATGCGTGCAAACCGTGCAATCCAGAAGCGCATCAACGGCACGTTGAGCGAGGGCGCGTATGTGAGCAACGCCGCGCTGGATACGTTCCTTTCCACGGAGTACGGCATTAACCGCGTTATCACTAACGATTTGCAGTACGTCATTGATGGCGGCATCGGCGCGGACGGGCGACCGATTCGCACCACGAAGCGCTATTTTCCGCAGAACAAGATGACGTTCCTCGGCACTGGCAGCGCCATGACGCGCATCGGCGCGGGCTTGTGGGGACAGACCCCGGAAGAAACGGTCAACACCGCCAACACGGGGCTTAACGTCAACCAGTCCGGGCAGCACCGCTATGTCATGGTGTCGCAGTGGGTCGAAAATGACCCTGTCGTTCTGTGGACGCGGGCATCCGGCTTGTTTATGCCGGTTATCTTTAATCCGCAGAGCATCTGGATTGCTACCATCACAGACGCGGCGACGGGACAGTTGACGGTTTCTTCCGACGCTGGCACGGGCAAGGGCAACACGAAGTTGACTGTCAGCCCCGCGAAGGAATCCAGTTCCAACCTGTACAAGGTGAAGGCTGGCAGCACCGCGCCTACTGCGACCTATGGGCAGAATGTCCGCACTTGGAGCAACTGGGACGGCACGTCCGACCTTGCGATTGCAACCGGGCAGAAGGTGACGGTTGCGGAATGCACCAGCGACTACCGCGTGATTCGCTCCGGCAGCGCGACGGTGACGGCAGCGACCTAATGGAGGTGGAAACATGGCTGTGACGCTGGAAATGGCAATGCGCGAGTGTAACAACTTTTTTGAGCGCTGCAAGTACGCAGGGGAGATTCGCATCGCGGGCGGTAAAATCGTTCCTGATGTAGGTTCTCCGTATGTGTACATCAGCGGCAGCGCGCGGAACGACGGCGTTCACAGCCTTGTTTCTGGCGCAATGGAGGACGCAGACGGGGAGGAAACTTTCGACGGCACGTTGTGGTTTCTTTACCCGCCGCGCCCGTTCATCGAAATTGCAAAAGAATGCGCGGAGTACGAGACGAAAAACCCGACGGGGGCATATACGTCGGAATCGTTCGGGCATTACAGCTATTCGCGCGCAACCGGGAGCAACGGCGTTGTGACGTGGCAAGCGGCATTCGCGGACAAGCTGCGACCGTATCGCCATATGTACACGGAGGTGTGCTGATGGCGTGGAGTGATTTTCTGGATGACGCTTGCATCGTAGACAAGCGCACGGAATCCGACGGCATGGGCGGCATCGTTGTCACATGGGCAGATGGCGCGCCGTTCCGTGCCGGATTCATCCGCAACAGCAGCACGGAAGCTCGGATTGCATACCAGAACGGCATCCGCGAACTTTTTACCATCGTCTTTTCCGATATGCTGGAATTGCTTCCGAACGACCGCGTGAAGCGGATTTCCGACGGCAAAGTCTTCCGCATCACGTCGGACGCGCGGGATATGACAACGCCGGAGCAGAGCGATATGCACTTTCGCGAGGCGGACGCGGAGGTGGTGACGGCATGATTGACTTGCAGCGGAAACTATACAAGTTTTGGAACAGTTTCACCTACGAGGGCAAGCCAATTCCCGCGTATGTTGAGGACGCAGTGCCGGAGGAAGCGTCTTTTCCCTATTTTGCGTTTCAGTTGCAAGAGGGAGACACATTCGGAAAATCTACAATGATTTGCACGCTGTGCTGTCAGGCGGAAAACGGCAGCAACGTCAACTTGCAGCGCGCCGCAATCCTTGACGAGGTTCGCCGCGCTATTCCGTCGGAGGGAACTGCAATCTATTGCGACGATGGCTTTATCACGCTGTACCGCAACAATAGCAACTTTTTCCGCCTCGAAGTGGACACGACGCTCAAGAGCGTCTGTTACGGGCGGATTTACTACGAAATCGTGACTTACTACACCTAACAGGAGGTAACAAAATGACGACTGGTCTTCGGGCAAGTACATTTGAGAACTTGCAGCTCAATGCCGGGATGTTTCTTGCTAATTTCGACTATTCCACCGCCACGGACGCGGCGACGCTGGGCGCGCTGCTGAAAACGGAGCGCGAAAAGACAAGCGGTTCTGCGCTGATTGGCGCAACGCGCGGCGGCGGCACGTTCGTCTGCACGCCCAACACGCGCAGCATCGAGGCGGACGGCAAGCGCGAGGAATGGAAAGGCAGCAGCGTCAACGATGGCTGGACTATTAAGCTGACGACTACCCTGCTGGAAATCAATGCCGACAACCTTAAGCGTTCTTTCGGCACTGCCGACGTAACGGACACGGAGAAGAAGCACACCATCAAGATTCGCACCGACATTAAGGATGCGGATTATATTGATAGCCTTGTCTGGGTGGGCGACACCTCGAAGGGCTATGTGCTGATTGCCATCAAAAACGCGCTGAACACGGCGGGCGCAACGCTGACGTGGACGGACAAGGGCGAGGGTACTATCCCGGTGGAGTTTACCGCGCATCAGGATGGGCTTGAAACCGACGGATATGCACCTTGTGAGGTCATTTTCTTCGACCCCGCCGCCTAACAACACGCGGCAGGGTTCGCGCCCTGCCGCACTTTCGTGAATTTTGAGGAGGAAAACGCATGAATACCGCAACCGCATTTGAGCAGATGGCGAACGCCATTCCGTACATCGACAAGCTGGTAAACAGCAAGGAAATGAAAGCCTTTGTGGAAGAAAAAAGCAAGGGTGACGTTGTCGGACGAGACATTCTGATGAAGATGCTGCCGATTTTGTACGCCAAGCACCCCAAGGAAACGATGGGCATTCTCGGCGCAATGCACGGAAAGACGGCGGAGGAAGTCGCAGAAATGGACTTCACCGAAACCGCCGCCATGATGGACAAGGACACGCTCGATTCGCTGTTTGCTTTTTTTACCTTTGCGCTTCGTCTGGGGTGCATCATGTAATCCCTGTGCTGTACAAATACCGTCCGCAAAACGTTCACGCGCTGGGGGTGCTTCTGGCGCACGAAACGCAGGAGGAAGCAAAACGTTGCTACATGGCTAATATGGCGTGGATGACGGTGCTTGCTATTTCGTCGTTCGGCGGCGCGAATCTTGAAATCCCGTCATACAGCGACGTTTTCGGCGAAGAAAAACACGAAACAAAGCAAAAAACAGCAGAGGAAATCTGCGACGATATTATAAACGGACTAATGGCGAGGGGAGGTGCAGAAGATGGCGGAAGCATTTGAGTTGTACGCAAGTTTTAAGATTGATACAAGCGGATACACGCAAGAGCTGAACAAAATCCGGCAGGAAATGGAGCAGTTTCAACAAGAGCTCAACAGCCTTGCTATTCATCCGACGTTTGACGGCGGACGTTTTCGGACGGAATTGCAGCAAGCGCAGCAGCAGTCCACGCAGGCGACGGAAGAAATCAAGCGTTTGCAGCAGCAAATCCAGTCCTTGCAGGAAGCCGCAGAGGATTCGGGGGACGATTCCAAAAACAGCATCACTGGGCTTCTAAAACGCATCGGCATCGTCGGCGAAATTGCAAGCGGACAGTTCCTCGGAAATATGTTTGTGAATGGCGTCAATACCGTTATCGACGGCGTCACAGGTTCAATCAGCGAATCAATCGAACTTGCGTCCGACCTTACGGAGACGCAGAACGTTGTTGATGTGACGTTTGAGGATTCCGCGTCCACCATTAACAAGTGGGCGCAGGAGGCTCTGAACGCCTACGGCATCACGGAAACCAAGGCGAAACAGTATTCGTCCACGCTGGGCGCTATGCTCAAGTCGATGGGCATCGCGGATGACCAAGTTCTTCAAATGTCTATGGACATGGCGGGGCTGGCGGCGGATATGGCGTCGTTCTACAACCTCGACCACGACACAGCATTTGAGAAAATCCGCTCCGGCATCTCCGGGGAAACCGAACCGTTGATTTTAGCGGCTTAATGGAGAAATCCATTCTGAAACTGCTGGTGAACGCAAGCAAAAGCGGTGTGCATGAAAATGCGCTAACGGTAAAACTCTAAACTTGCCAATTGCAAGCACGACAATACCGTGCCAAGCCGTCACGGACGGAAGGTGTAACGACTAATTGTAGCGTCGAGATTAGCACGACGCGAAGTGCCAGCCGCCCCCCCGAAAGGGCGAAGAGATAGTCTAATCCCCTACAAAATATCGGGAAACCGAGGGTATAAATGTAAAATCTTTGGGCATCAATATGTCCGTCGCAAACCTGAACGCCTTTGCCCTCGAAAAGGGCATGAATAAGGCGTTTGATAAGATGTCGCAGGCGGAACAAGCGACGTTGCGCTATCAGTATCTTCTGGAAGCCACGAAGGACGCTCAGGGCGACTTTGCGCGAACCGGGGACAGCTTCTCGAATGAAATGCGCAAGCTGCAAACAAACCTCGACCGCATTAAGACGGAGTTCGGCAAGGGTCTGCTGGGCGTTGTAACGCCCGCGATTTCGCTGCTCAACAACGTGCTGTCGGATAAGTCATACCAGTACACCACAGCCGAAAAAATCATGCAAGAGCGGGACGACGCAATATACGACGCAAAGGCGACCTATGCGCAGTCGCTCACAATCGTTAATTCCATGCGCAACATGGAGCAGGAGAGCGGCGAAGCTGTAAAGGCAACGAAAGCGTGGCAGGAAGCCCTCGAAAACCTTAAAAACGTTATGCCGGGACTTTCGCAATACGTTGATTTAACCTCTGACGCAATTATGGGCAACACAGAGAGAATTAAACAGTATGTGGATACCGTGAATGGCGTGTCGCTGTATGGTGCACATGATACCGCCGTTACCGATGCACAAGCAGCAGTTGATGAAACGGAAAAACAGCTTGAATCCCTATATGCACGCAGAGATTATCTAAACTCGCTAATTGTGGGGTCTAACGCTGAAGAAGTAAAAGCCGCATATCATGATGTAGTAGAAAATGCCTATCAGTCCTTTGTCCGCACAATGGCTGGAACAAATGCCAACTATACGTTTGCCAATACATTTGACGAATTTTTTGCATCGCAATATGATGAAGTCGACAGGGCGATTCGCGGGGTTGGAGATTCTTCCATAAATCTCTTCGATTTCGGAGACATGCAAGCTGCGGCGTGGAGCAAGCTCACAGAAGCAATGAGCTTGCAAACATTCGATAGCAGCGCCGCCGCCGGAGAATTGGAAGATGTTAATAGGCAAATCGAAGAAACTAACGATAAACTGAACGAGAATCAGACCGCGCTTGCAAGGGCAACAGCGGAATGGGAAGCGTACAAACGTGCACACCCGGAAGCCGAAGAACAGGTAAAATTCAACGAAGCCGTCGAGGACGAAAAGAAAGCCCTCGAAGACCTAAAGACCGCGCTGAAAGACGTGGAGACGTACCGCGCGGACACGCTGAAAAAGGCGCAGGAAGCCTACAAGGGCGTTGCGTCGGGCATGGGCTACATGGTAACGCACACGCGGGCGGAAATGGATAAGCTGCTCGCAACCGATTACAGCAAGGAAAATGTGCTTAGTTGGTACGGCACGAATGCGGATGCGCTACACGCCTATAATGATGCTTTGCAGCAAGCCGAAGCTGCTGGCGTTGACGTTGGCATTTTGTCAGGGCTTACTACATACTCTCGTGATAACGATGCGTACCTTTCGCGTCTGCTGAATCTAACGCCGGAAGAAATCAAGCAGCTAAATGCAGACTACCAGCGCGCCCGCGACGAAGAAAACGCGATGGCGGAAACCAAAACGCGGTATACGCTGGCGGACGATGAGACGTATCAGGCGATGCTGGAAACCGTGCAAAAGTCGCTCGAAGCGTTTGAGCAAAAGGACGCAATCGCGGCATACATGGCGGAAAATAACAGCGCGGTTTTGGCTGGCATCAACACAATGCGCGAGACGCTGGAAGCAGAAATTCCGGGCATCAATGCGCTTCTCGAACAGTTGGGGTTCAAGCAAATTGATTACGAACTGGAAGATAAGCCGTGGATATCCGATTTCTTCGTTCGCGGAGATGCTGACCAGCGAGAAGAAGATATTGCGCACGAGAAAACCGCCCCGACGCTCAAAGAGCAAGCGCAAGCACGCCGCGCCCGCGAACAGGCACGAGCGCGAAGCGGCTATGCGGACATGATTGAAGATGGGCTAATGCCCGACGACATCAAAGCCCGCGCACAACGGTGGAATCGGCTCGTCGAAATGAAAACGCAGGAAATGAACGACATCGTTGATATTTTGGAACAGCGCATGGAGGAAAACCAGCGTCAGCGTGAAGCCGAAGAAGCGGAGCAGTGGAACAATCGAGCAACAAAAGATATGCCGCCACTATATATGATGGACACGATTATTGCCAACGCAGCGCACCCTAAATTTGTGCCGAATACATACATCGGCGCACCTTCGAGCGAACAGCAAGAAAAAACAACGGGCGGCAATGTTTTCTCCGCCATCGAAAGCGCCATTGACGCAGCAAAAGAAATCGAAAGTAGAACGATACAGGAAGATTTTGTAACGCAGTCTATTTTCAATGCGCTTGGAGAAATGATGGAGAACTACAAGGAAAGCCTAAGAAACAATAGCGCACCCAACATTTTTAGCAATAGCGACGGCGTTCTCGTCGTTAAAGTTACAAACCCGGACGAAATTGCGAACGCGGTTTCCGGGCTTCCGCCAACAACCATCAATAACACATTCAGCGTGGACGGCAAAACCGTCGCAACGGAGGTTGCTCCCATTGTTAACAAGATAATCGGCAGGGGCATCCGTGGAAATCTGATGGAGGTGGCGCGATAAATGGTAACACGATACCGCGCGTGGATGGGTGAGGAAGCGCTGGAAGACCTCGACCCGTCCATTATCATCATCGACATTTCGGAGGACGCGCCGAAGGAAGCCGTGACAACCGAAGCACGCCCCGGCGGGGGAATGTACCTCACCGGGCAGCTTCGGCAGTCCATCACGGTAACAATCGCCGTGGAAATCCACGAAGCAAACACCATCCACAGGCAGCTTGTCCTCGGTAAAATCATGCGCTGGGGCAGCGGTGGACAGTACCTGCGCACGTCATACCGCCCGGAACAGCGATTATACATCGACAGCATCGAGGCGGCGAGTGTTTCCGCGCTCAAGTGGACGGATACGCTGGGAATCAAGCTGACGGCATACCAGCGTCCGTGGTGGGAGGAAGCAACTGTTTCCAAAATGGAAACAGTTGAAGCAAGCAAAAGTGGCATCCTGACGGTTTACAACCGCGGGGAAATGCCCTGCCCACTGGAAGCCGTTTTTGTGGCAATCGACACGCTTACAAGCATTGCAATCATTTGCGGCAACGAAAAAATCGCGCTGACGAACATCAACGTGAAAACAGGCGAGGAAATCCGCATAGGACACGACGATAACGGCATCCAGCAAATCACGGCGGCAGGGCAATCCGCAATGGGAAACCGAAACGGGCAGTCCGCCGACGAAATCACGCTAAAACCCGGAATCAATAAGGTGTCGTTCAGCGGCGACGGGCTTTTGTCGCTAACGGTTACGGCGAGGGGGCGGAAATATTAACTACAAAGCATATGGCACACCGCAGGAAGTTTCCATGAAATCATGGTGGAAGTGCGCCTTGATTATAAACCACGAGACGGGTGAAGCGACTGGATGGGATATTGACCCCGAACACAAGCCGACAATCGCAAGAGCAAAAGTTACATTTCCGGTTGTTCTTCCTGCTGACGCAGTGATTACATCCGCGCGAGTTCACGCCGACTTCCGCAGGGATGTTTTTGGTAACCAGCAGAAGCAGGACGTAAACGACGTTCATGTGGACGAGGCAGGATTCGCAACCGTGACGCTTCCTGACGGCGCAAGCACAACGTCTTTCGTTGCGACACTTTCCTTTCAAGCGTGGGGGACGGTGCATCAGGATAACACAACAGAATTTTATATTGAGCCCACTGTCCGCGACATCTACCTCACAATCGACTATGTTTCCGGCATCATCCCAGACCCGGACGCAAGCAAAGCATACACAAACAACGTTCGTTTGCCGCGTCTGCTGGACAAAAATCTACGAGAAATCAAGCGCTTGCGCCCTTCTTCGTTGTCTTTGTCGCTGACAATCGACGATATTTCCACCGCGAGCATGACGCTCGTGGACGGCACATGGATGGACGCAACGCAGTTCGTGGAGTTGTACCACATCGGCGGCAGCGTCGGCATCTTCCGCTTGCGCTCGGACACACAAAATTTCCGCAACTACGCAACGCAGGAAGTCAATCTTGACCACGCTATTTCCACGCTGATGGACGGACTTCTCCCGGAGCAGCTAAAAATCGGCAGCGCATCCGTTGACGCGGTTGACGTGCTGGCGCAACTTCTCACCTACCAGCCGGAAACGCGCTGGCAGATGGGGACGTGCGAGTTATCGCAACACCTCACATACGATTTTGACGCAGGGACGAACATCTGGACAGCAATCAACAACGTCAAGAACTTGTCGCCCGCAGAAATGATGTGGCAGTACGACTTTTCCACCCATCCGTGGACGCTCAATCTCGTTAATATGCCAAACACCGTCTCCTGTGAAGCGCGTTTTAACGGCGCGCTAACCAGCGCAACGGTCAGCACCGACCGCGACGACCTTGTGACCCGTATGTACGCATACGGTAAAAACGGCATCACCGTTGGCACGGTAAACGATGGCAAGGACTACATCGACGCGGACACCATCAACGAGTGGGGCATCGTGTGCGGCAAATACTCCGATAACAGCATCACGGACAAGGAAACGCTGCTGGAAAACGCAAAGAAGGAACTGGCGAAAAAGAAAACCCCGCCAATTTCCATTGACGTTTCCCTTGTGGAGCTTTCCGCCATAACAGGATTGCCCTACGACCATTTCCGGCTGGGGAGCATCTGCCGGGTTGCAATGCCTAAATTCGGGCGCTGCTACGATGAGCGCATTCTCACGCTCAACGCGGACAATGTGCTGCTTGAGCCGCAAAAGGTACAAGTCACCATGTCAACGGAGGGCAAGAGCGTCAGCGGCATCATTGAGGCGCTGGGCGGCAAGAGTGGACTTATTTCCGCCGGAACGGAATAAGGAGGACGCATGAATGAGTTAAATTATACTTGCAACCTGTCTGCTGGGTTGCGGATGACACCGCTCAAAGCGGCGCTTGTGCAAGGCGAAGCAAACGCCCACAAGATGAAAATCGCGTTTGAGAAGGACGGCGCGCCATACAGCATGGATGCGGGCGCAACGATTGTCGGCAGCTTTATCAGGCTGGATAGCGTCGCAAGCACGGACGATAACCCGACAATTCTTTTGCAAGGCGCGGTCAACGACGGCGTGGCATCCGTGACGCTTTCCGCTGCTTGTTACGCGGTTGTTGGGCGTTTCCGCCTGATGGTCACGGCGACGGTCGGCGAGGACACGACGGCTATCTTGTGGCTTGAGGGACGCGTCGCGGCGGGGGCAACCGGGACGGTGTACGACCCGGATAACGTCATTCCCGACATTACAACGGTGCTTGCAAAAGTGGAAGACTGCAAAAACGCAGCGGCAAGCGCGAATGCAGCGGCAGAAAGCGCAACATCCGCAGCGCAGCAGTTTCTGGGGAAGTACATCACGGACGAGGAAAAATTGTTACTGCTGGAACTGCTGCAAATGGCGGCGTATCGCTCAAACACTGCTGCACAAAATTATAGCAAACTATATGCAGCGTGGAAGGACGATGTATCAGCGCTTGAGGCACAGCGTCCGCGAATCGTTAGCGTTGAAGCGGACAAAACGACAATCGCCGTCGGAGAAAGCGTGACGTTCACGGTGACGCAGAAGAACGCGGCATCAATCCGCTTCCTTGTGGACGGCGCAGTAAACGAGCGAATCTATGACGTTCAGCAGGAAACGATAACATTCACAAAGCAGTTTCAATCTACCTGGAGCGGAACGCGGATTGTTGCATTCCAGGCGGTTGACGCGAGCAGCAACGTCGGGCTGGAATCGGATAGTATCATCATCACAATTAAGGAGGCGGCACAAAATGGCGTGGAATCTAATCCGCAGGAATAACGGCGAGACTATCCACAAGGACTATGTTGAGTGGATGTTGGATAACGCCGCCGACATCTCCAATGGCACAGAGCCGAGGGAGTCTGGAAGCATCGGAAGTCTGGCGTACACCGCCGGGTTCGGCGCGATGTGGCAGAAGGACGCGCAGGGCGCGTGGGTGAAGCTGGGAGGTGGCACGAATGGTTGACGCAAGCACGATTGGTGTGATTCAGGCGCTTTATGGCGTTGGTCCGAATGGCGGGATTCCAACGGCGCTGGTGACAGACAAGACGCTGACGCTTGAGAACCGCGCTGCGGACGCAAAGGCTGCGGGCGATGCTATCCGCGCGGTTACGAATACCGCCAACACGCTTTCCGCGCGCGCGAATGTTTTATCTGGCAGTGTGTCCGGCTCGTCGATTACTGCGACGGATTCTTTCGCCGCGCCTTTTGTCGGGCTGCGTGTCTGCGGCAAAAGCACGCAGGACGGCACGCCGCTCCCGACTGCGCCCGTGCCGATTGTCAGCGCGTTCTTCTGCGTCACCGTGAACGTCACGCTTTCTCC